AAGGATGTCGACCCAAAGATTATCGTTTTAGTATCGTTTATCGTGGGTTGGGTTGCTAATGAGTTAACGGCAATAATGGACGAATTCGTTGGTGATGTTTACGAGATTTTTATTAAATGGTTAAAGCGAAAATACAATGGCGAAAAGTGATTCAATCGATACATTAAAGTTCGAAGATAGTACGGTACTGGTAATTTATCACGATACTGAGGTTAGCGAGATTCCTGATTCGGTACTCGTGCAGGAAATCCAGAAACGAGGCAACGATTTGAGTGAATACCTAAAAAGTAAAGATTACGGTTCGGCAGTGTTTAGTTTTTTAGTTTTGGCGTTTGTGGTTTATGCAGTAATTAAGAAAAAGCGTAACAATGGTTAGAAAATATACCGACAAGGAATTACTCGACAGAGTTAAAACGTTATCTACGTTCCAAAAAATACCGGATAATTTGTGGGTTTTGGGCGTTAGGAGTAACGAGGATTTAAGCGACATATACGACGACAAGTTTTATATTTACAAGGGCGAAAGGTTTATAATGATGTTAACGGGCACGACTAATCCTGCGTTAAGTATTTTAAGGGGAGGTTACAAAGCGTACAATCGAGAAGGCGCTGCGGTAGTTAAGGCCGACGAATGGTATTATGGCGTCTGGAGGTATGGACGTCACAAAAAAAAGATGACGGCACTCGTCCAGATTGGCGCACCGATTAAGGTATTCAGGGACGGAGACAACGACGGAAAGTCGGAGGAACTGGGAAAATATACGGCAGGTTATTTCGGGATAAATTTTCATGCGAACACGTATGATATGACAAATACGACGATAAAGGAAAAAATCGCTGGTTGGTCTGCGGGTTGTCAAGTGATAAATAATACGCCAAAGTACGTGGAGGCGATGCGACATTTTTCAGGTGAAGCGGGAAAAAGTTTTTCGTTTTGTTTGTTGAATGAATTTTAATCGTTAACTTCGCTTCGCGTTTCTTATCATTTTTTGGTTGCGGTACGGCACTTTTCACAGGGTGCCGTATTGTTTTTTAGCCAATTTTTTATTTTTTTTTCAGGAAAATCGATTTTTTTTCAAATCAATTTAGAGGTTATTTTTCGTTGATTTAAGCGATTTTGATTCGTAGCGGTATCTACATATCAAAAAAAAGAGAACGAGAAAACGCTGTGTGCGCCTATGTTTCAGCGGCACCAAATTTTCAACGGTAGATCACGAATTTTGACTGAAAAAATTATTTTTAGTTGGTCGTTTGTTATATTGAATTTAATTAATATACCTTTGTGAACGTAACCAGTTAAAAAAATAGAAATGACTAAAAAAATGAGAATCGAAAAATTGAGAAATCAATTAAACAACGCAACTGAGAAATTCGGATTTAACCACAATCGTACGATCCAAATTAGAATCAAATTTTTAAACCTGTTAAATTCTTAAAATGAAAACAATCGAACAATTAAACCAAATTATCTGCGATGCGATGAATATCAAAATCGAAGATTACAATCGAATGACAATTTCGGAACAGAAAAAAGTCGGACAAAAATACATGAAACTAAAATTTAATTTAAACACTAGAAAAAACTAAAACCATGAAAGAAAAATTTACCACAAAATTAAACCAGTACGTAATTTTAAAAAATTCGATAATTGAATACGATGAAAGTTACTACGATGGAATGGCGTACGATATTGAGGGTTACGAGGAATGTTTATACAACGAGGAATACGACGACTACGAATCTTTGTGCGTTCAAGTGGAAGCGTTCCAGTTTATATACGAGGGATTAAAAAGAGTTAAATATTTATTTTGCTAAAACCATAAAAACCTAAAAAATGAAAACGATTAAAAAATACGAGATTACGGCTAACGAAACAGATTTAACAAAATCCAGAATTAGCAACAGCGAAACGGCTTATAATTACATTCGCCAATTTTATCACCACGATATTGAAATCTACGAATCTAGTTTTATTCTGTTATTAAATAGAGCGAACGACACAATCGGTTACGCTAAGATTAGTCAAGGCGGAGTCGCTGGCACTGTGATCGATATTAAGATAGTTTTAAAATATGTCATCGATACACTGGCTAGCGGATTTATCATCGCTCATAACCATCCGTCCGGTAATTTAAATTCGAGCCAACAGGACGACGAATTGACAAAACGTTTAAAGGATGTCTGCGATTACGTTGATTGCAAAATGTTAGACCATATCATTTTAACCGATTCAGGTTATTACTCTTACGCAGATTCTGGCAGGTTATGAGGATCCCGAAAAAAAATATTTTCGCCATCGCTTGTTATATTGAATTTAATTTCTACCTTTGAAAGTCGATAAGGCACAAAATTTAAAAAAAACGATATGAAAATTTACACAATTATTTACACAGCATACGATGAATTCGGGAATGCGTCAACAAAACGAATGAGTATTAGAACAGAAAATGATCCCGAGGTTGAATTCTGGAACGTGTGGGGTAACGATGATATAGTAATCAATTACATTCTAGTTAGAAAAAACAAATAATTAAACAGGGGGGTGCGCATCCGTAACGCACATTTTTAAAACCAAAAAAAAATGAAAAAAGAACAGGACGCAATTTCAAAAATGTTTGAATATCTAATCGAGAACATTAACAACGCACCTGCGACAGCGCAGTTAGTTATCCAGATGTCAAAAGAATTAAACGCAGAACAAATCGAGAAAGCGATTCAACAGGCAAACGAAAAGAAATAATAACCAATTAAAAAATAGAAAACATGAAAGGATTTGAAACAATTAACCAGACCGAGATTTTAGGATTAAACAGATTAACACAGGAATATTACGAATATTTTTCCATGTTCAACGTAAAGACGTTAATTCACGATGGCGAATTTTTAGTATTAACGTTTGAAAATACGACACTGGAAATACGTTACGATTTACATTTAAAAACGCTCGAGTATATGATCGTAGACGGCAATTTTGTTTCTTTACATTCGTCGCGTAAAATGGTATTAGCGGAATCAGCACAGGAATTCGACGTTTGCGAAGTTGATTTAAAAACACAATCGGTTGCGGTTTGTACTGAATCTAACGACCCGTACGAATTTCATTACGATTACGATGTTCAACGTAATTTAGAAAGTGATCACGAGGGCGGTATTGTTACTTCGACATATTACCACTACATTATCGAAAACGTTAGAATAACGGCAGTTAAACGAGAATCTAACGAGGGTTGGATTAACGTAAATTTTTGTTTGAAACCAGAGCAAAAAAATATACTTTTGGAAAAAATTACTAACGAATTATACGATTATTACAATGAAATTAACTAAGAAAACACAAACGAAAGGGGTGCAAGCGCACCCTATTTTTGTCTCGATGCCGTTGGGCGATATGGTCCGATGGTGGACAAAGGGACGAGGTACATTTAACACGGAACATTATTTAAGAATCTGTAAAGCAAAGCACGATGAAAACAAAAACAGCGAATTTTAGTATTGATTACGAAACAGGAATCGTAAAAAGGAACGGCAGAAAATATGGTTTAATTAAAGAGGTTGACGGTGATACGATTAACGTACTGGTTACTCAAAAAACAGCGCAAGCGTTTGGGGAAATCATGACGTTTATCGTCGTTTTACCTGAGGGGGACGACAGCGATGGTAAAAGTAACGATTAACCTATATTTTGAAATAGGCAAAATGCGAGAGATTAAGAGCGTTTTGAATAAAATTGGTACTAAGATACCAGAAAGCGGAGAAAAGTTCACAGGAGCGACTAAAAACGTCAATTTCGACGTATTATTTGAATCGTTTGAAAGCGAACCAGACCGAATCGAGTTTATTCAGGGCAAAAAAACCAAAATTTACAAATCAAAAATCAAATAAGAAATGGCGCAAGATAAGAAATCGTTTATTTTATATGCGGATTTAATCCATGTAACTGAAAAATTAACCAACGAACAGGCGGGAATACTGTTAAAACACGTCCTGCGATATGTGAACGACCAGAATCCAGTCGCACCGGATCAATTTACTGAGGTAATTTTCGAACCGATTAGGCAATTATTAAAACGGGATTTAGTCAAGTACGAAAACATACGAGAGAAAAATCAAAGTAACGCAAAAAAGCGGTGGGATGCAGTCGCATTCGATCGTATCCCAACGAATACCTGCGATGCCGTTAATGATAATGTTAATGTATTAAATACAGATAATATTAATAAGATAGACGACCGTAAACGGTCTTTTTATAATTTACTGAGGGATTACGTAAAGGAATATTCTAAGGGAATGTTACGGGAATTCTACGAATATTGGACGGAACATGGTCCGAAGGATCGCAAGATGAGGTACGAAAAAGAAAAATCGTTCGATGTATCCAGACGATTAAAAACGTGGTCGGCAAATCAAAAGAAATTTAATAAGGTTGTCGATACCAGTGACGAGGATAAAAATTTATATTTGAACGTAATGAAGCAAATTAAAAAGAAATGATACAGAGTAAAGGAAACGCAATTAACTACCTACTCGACTACAAAAATGGAAAAATTAAACAGGGAATCGGAATCGGTTGTGAACTGGATAATTATATTCGATTTAAACAAGGTCAATTAAATATAATTTTAGGACACGATAACGTTGGGAAAACCTATTTTATTACGTGGTATTTTCTAGCGTTGGCGATGACAAATAAATTACGATTTGTGCTATGGATGGGCGAGAATCAAAAAGGGCAAATTTTGCGCGACATGGTTCAAATGTACTACGGCGTTAAATTCAGTGAGTTAACCGATACAGAAATCCAAAGGGGTAGCGCATATATCGAGAATTTTTTCGACTTTGTGGATAATTCAAAACTTTACAAACCGCAGGATTTACTCGACCTATTCGAAGAATCAGACGCGGACGCTTGTTTAATCGACCCGTTCACTGGTTTGGATCGCGATATGACGTATGAGGGTAATTACCGATTTTTGAATATTGCGAGAAAATTCACGAATTCAACAAAGAAAACTATTTACATAAATACGCACCCGAATAGCGAATCCGGTAGGAGCGGAAATCTGTATGCGGACGGTGACTGGAAAGGACATTTAAAACCGCCGTTAAAGGATCACGTCGAAGGGGGTAAAGCGTTCCTGAATCGTTGCGATGATATGTTCGTTGTTCACCGATTGATTAAGCACGAATCGATGCGATTTTACACGATGTTTAGTGCTGAGAAAATCAAAGATACCGATACGGGAGGTTCGATTACCAGATTGAACGAGCCTTTATTGTTTGAGTTTAATTACGGGTTAGGGTTTAAAATTTGGGAAGTTGACGTTTTGGCTCCGTATAGGCCGATTCGTAATGGTATAGAAACAAAGTTTAAATTTTAAGCGATGGACGAATTTACAATTATTCAAAGCATAGTTAAGGCCGAATTTTTATTCCAGAAAATCAAAGCGAGCCGAGAGGAAATCGAACAGAATCACCCGAAGCGTAAGGATTTAATTAGTTCGATGATTGAAGCGGAACAAATCGCACTGGGATCCGTTACAGTATTGCGTTCAATTTACGAGGAGTTAAGGGTTCGGGATATTGCGTATTGCGATATGCGATTTCAGGTTACATCGTTGTTAAAAGAAAATTACGATATTCGTCAGGAAAATGAACGAATAAAATCTAATTTAACTTTATGAAAAAATGTAAAAATTGCGGGGAAAAATTCGAGGCTCGATTCAACACTACCGAACGTTACTGTTGGTCCGTTGATTGCAAATATATCGAGGCAATGGATAAACTAGAAAAAAGTAAAAAAAAGAATCAGCAACAGGAAAAAAAACGTATCCAGATCGTAAAGGAATCCATCGAAACAAAACAGGAAATCGTAAAGAAATTACAGGCGGAATTTAATAAGTTCATACGCAACAGGGATCACGATAAAAATTGTATATCCTGCGGAGTTACTTTGGAGGGTAAAAAATTCGATGCCGGTCACTTCTGGAATGCGAATAACCATTGGGCGGTCAGATTTGACGAGGATAATGTACACGGGCAGTGTGTCCGATGTAATCGGCACTTACACGGCAATTTACTCGAGTATCGTACGGGATTGATACAAAGAATAGGGAAAGAACGTTACGAACGGTTAGAAACGATGAGAAATTGGAAAAACGATTTATCTAGGGACGAATTAAAGGAATTACTAAAAATTTACAGGGAACAAAATAAAGTAATAAAAGTCGCTGTATATTGAAAATAAAAATTAACTTTGTATAAATTTTAAAACCAAAATAAAATGAGCGCAACAAAAAAACAGGTCGAGAGACAGGCGGAGCAGGATCCGCAAACCGTGGTAGTTAGTACGCCACTATTTGAGCAAAGTACTAAGAATTTAAAAGAATCGTTAGCAGGATTTCAGCAGGAATGTCCGGTAATCGTTCAACAAACAAAGGGATACGGTTACACGTATGCGGATTTACCTACGATTTTGAATGTGATTAATCCACTATTGGCGAAATGGAGGTTAGGATTCTCGCAACCTTTGGACGGGGTTACAGTTAGGACGATTGTTTTTCATGTGGATACAGGCGAAACACTGGAATCGAGTATCGATATTCCGCAGGGGGTAATGTTAAAGGGTATGAACGATTTTCAGGTGCTCGGGTCTGCGATAAGTTATTTACGCAGGTATTCAATTTCCTCGATTTTGGGAATAGTTACGGACAAAGATACGGACGCCAGTGGCGAACAGGTATCAAAGCCTAAAAAGAGAACGTTAACAGATAGCGAGTTCGTGAGGTTGTGCGGTGCAATTAATGCGGGAACGATAACGGCTGAAAAAGCGAAACAGGATTTTTCGTTAAATAATTCACAGATAGCAACGATTGACGAGTTATGAGTAACGGTAACGAATGGTTAGTGCGGGCGTCAGGTATTGGCGCCCTCATGACAAAGGG